CAGTTATCGTTTCAACATTTACTGTATCTCCTGTAATTACAGCTCCAGAAAGGTACTGATAATTTCCACTAGTGGCGTTAATTGTCGTTCCTGTAACTGTTGTTCCAGTCCAGCTTTCAACATATAGTGTGCCTGTAACATTTAAATTCTTAATATCGACAGTACCAGTCGATTCAGCATTATTTAAATTAAGTTGAGTGAATTCACCTGTTACGCCAACAACCGTTTGGCCAGATACTAAAGTTGTTCCAGATATATAGTCAAAAGTAGCGTATTCACCTGTAATACCACTGACTTCAATCTGGTCTACAACTAAAGTTCCTCCAATAAAATTACCGGACTGAAAAGTAAGCCCAGAAGTGGTAACTGTTTGGGCCGTAACTGAACTAGCTGTAACTGCTGAAGAAAAATTAGCGTTAACACTATTTACAACAGTGCCAGTAATATTTGGAGAACTGATTATGTTTCCAACAGTTACGCTATTAGTAACAGAAAGACTGTCAGAAAAAGTGCCGGATACAAAAGTTGAATCACCCTCAACGGTAAGATCACCAGTAATGGTGAGGTTTCCGCTAAGAGTGATGTCTCCTGATAAAGATGCAACACCGTAGTATTGATTTAGATAATTCCTAAACTCAGCAAACGTAAGTTTTTTATTTTTTAATGTTGGGTCTACCTCAAAAACCTTGACTAGAGTCAAAAGGTCTTCATCCACAATGGAAGTTCCATTGACGGACGAAAATTCGGTAATTTTTCTATTAGCCACCTATTTCTCATCGGTTACATATTTTTCATTTTACTTCATTTTAATTTCTATGCGAGGAAGAAAATCATTAATTCCTTGCCAAAGTAGCTGGCCGCCAGTTACAATGCCACAGGAAATTACAAATACAATAATAATTTCCGCCACTGTCAAAGGTCGCCTAACGTAAACAACGTTTTGCTGCATGGCGGGAGGAGTCTGAACAGGAACAAAACCTTGGGGTTGTGGTGCTCCAGGTGCAGGTCGTTGTCCCATGATTTGTTGGATAGCGCGTTCTTTGGCAATGCGCTTTAGTTCCTCTACTTGTTCAGGAGTCAACCGAGGTTGTTCCTGAGGTTGTACCTGAGGAGGAACACTAGAAGGAACTTGTTGCTCCATAACTACCAATTAATTCGGTTATAGATTAGCATTTATTCAAATAGAAGTGTGTTATGGACAAAGACATTCAAACATGTCTTACCGATATTGCATCTGAACTGAAAGGAATGCGTCACATTCTTTCAGCGATGTGGCACAGTCGTTATTCGCAAGGCGAAACGGATGTTATGAATCCGGAAGCCTATGCGGATGAATACATTTCTATTGAAGAATGTGCAAAACGTTTAGAGCTAACCCCTAAAAAAATTAGGACTTGGATTCAGATGGGTAGAAAAGACCCTTCGACCGGCTGGGTTGAAGGTGTCCATTATGTCAATGTTGGAGTTCCTTCTGAACCAAGGGCAACAATCCGCATTCCTTGGAATTTTTTGATTCAGTCTTTTTCTAGAGGGCGGCCACTTACAGCGCATGACTTCAGGATCCCTGGGGGCACTCCTATGTACGTATCAAAATCTCCGCAGAAATTATTCAATGGTTAATCGTTTTACACATATTGAAATAGATATGATTACTCTTGAGAATTATAGAGAGCATCTTACGGAATCTCTGGCAGATCAAGTTGAATTATTTTTGCCTCCTAGTGGCTCTTTTGATAGTGGATGCCTAAGGCGCTACTTAGAAAATATCAAGAGCTACGAAGAAGAGGATGAAAATTCCAACATGACGCTAGCAAATCGTTTACGTCTTGCATTTCAAGATATGCAGCCAGACACAATCTGTGGTAAATTCCCCCAGGCTGAAATTCCATTAAAACGCAGATTGCGTTGTGTGGCCGAGTATTTAATTCGATCTGGCGAATTCACAAAGATTCGAGATCAAAACGGTAAATTGGTTAAAAAACGCGGTATCTTAGGAAAGATGGTGGTAGTCTACAAACCACTAGATAAATTAAAGGAATCGTTACTACGTCAAGGATTGATCAAGAATGAATAGCCGTAGAGAAAAATTACTTGCTCAACTCGTTGGCGGTGAACTGACTGATGGTAAAGCACGAATGCTTGACACGACCATCAAATTAATTCTTGCAGATATGGGAGATTATTACTGCAAGATGTGGAAGGCAGAAGGTCCAGGTGTCATGGTGTTTCAACCTAATACAGAACGCACGATGTTCTTTATGACGTTGAAAGAAATGCATTCAGCAAAAGAAGAGTGCGAACGGGAAGGTAATGGTGATTTGGCGGAAAGTTTTCGTCGTATTTTAGTGGCCGCTCAAAAAATTAATCCTACTGAAAGCGCTGGATACATTATTAACGATAAAGAAGGGATGCGGTTTTTTCAGGTTGAATACAATACTGTAGGCGAAGAAAAAGTTATTGCTGAATAACTGTGGGCAGGCCGCACGGAAAACATAGTCATGTTCAAGACCAAGAGTTAATTACAAATTATGACTTAGTCGGTTCAGCACATGCCATGCTTAATGGTATTACGTTAGACGTGGCAAGTTCTGATTTTGCAAATGAGCATGTTGATGCAGATGAATACTACACACCTATTGATGATGGGTTAAACGTCCAGGATTTCCATGGGCGTGTTTATCTGTTTCCTCCCAGTGGTGCGTACTATTGGGATAAAAAGAATGAAAGGTGGAAAAAAACTGAGGTTTCAAATCCTACCCTAATCTCCTCTCATGCCGTTTGGTTTCAAAAGTTATTTAAGGCATGGTATAAACAGCATGTAACAGAAGCTATCTTCTTTAGCAACAACATGGATATGTTCCGTTACGAACAGATTATTTTTGACTTGCCGATTTGCATACTTCGGACTGCTCCAACACTATTAAAGAACAGTAGTAAAGGTGTCACTAACCACAAGACAGGGAGTTCTTTTGTGGTTTACTTACCGTCCAACAAAAATCCAGAAAAGGGCATTGACGATTTTAGAAATTTATATGCAGAAAAGGGCAGAGTTATTTATTAATAAAGGGCAGAGTCAAAGGGCAGAGTCGTGTATTAATTAGGTATATTAGAAAACAACTGAACCGTATCAATGGGCATTTTGGCTGACTGGGAGATCGCAAATCTCTCTCGTTTAAAAAAAATGATCAGCCCCTTTACTGACACTCTTGTCAGTAAAGTTGAAGACAAAAAAATTCTTAGCTACGGGCTTGGTTCATATGGATATGACATCCGTCTTTCTCCAAGTCAATGTTTGTTGTTTGGCGGTACGCAGCGTGGTGATTGCGATCCCAAGTCTTTTGATCAGGAGATTTTAAAACCTTTAGAGCTAAAAGAAGATGAAAACGGTCAGTATTTTCTTTTGCCTCCTTACGGTTATTGCCTTGGTGTGGCTTTAGAGCGCTTGACACTTCCCAAGAACGTTACCGTTGTTGCAGTAGGAAAATCAACATACGCTCGTTCAGGAATTATGGTGAACATTACTCCAGCGGAAGCTGGCTGGGAGGGCTACTTGACTCTTGAGATTAGCAACTGCACAGGATTGTTTAATCGTATTTATGCTAATGAAGGTATCACGCAACTTCTGTTTTATACAGGGGAAACTTGTGCTGTGAGTTACCAGGACCGAAAAGGTAAATACCAAGATCAACCCGCAAAGGTTGTGTTTCCTACTGTTTAATAGAATACTTCGCCGGTAAAAAGCCTAGGTTTGTCTGCATATTTGGTTCCGCCAACGGGACCAAATGCCTCACCCATACTTGGCAATGCAGTGCCTTGAATAGATGCTTGAGACCTAGGCGTTTTCCCTCTGATGGTGGGTTGGTCAATTAGTTTTTTGTTTCGGAATTTACCAGCGGCTTTAGCTGCTTTTACTCGACGATCAACACTTTCTTGTTTCGCATTTAAACGATCAACAATATCTCTTTCCTCTTCATCAACACGACGCAAATCAATGTCATAGCGGTAGCCAGGGCGTAGATCAGATCCTTCTGATCCAGATGTACCGCGTCTAATAGAAGGTGAATTATCTAACGCCATTTAACTAATTTCGCCATGTTAATATTCTATTAGGAATAAATCAAGACATTAATAGCTATGCATATGTCAAACGCTGCTGGATTTTTAGATAGTTTTGTTCAGGATGAAGTGTTATGCCGTTGCCTTGATGAAGAAACTTTTGGGCAACCTATTGCTAATGAAGAAAACGACGTTCCGCTGTATGATCAATATAATCGTGGTTTAGCAGCATGCGAGCAGGGACTCGAACGAACAAATCTAGCACTGGAAGGCAATCAAAAACGTCCGGGACTAACGGGCTACATTCCCTCGATGGAGGATGCAGTAGGGATGGGTGCTCTTCCTCAACCGAAAGCTCTTGTTCTGGATCTGGGCGGTGCGCCAACGAAGGAAATGATGGAACAGTCCAAAAAACGTCGTGGTTTGAGCCGGTGAGTGATAACGAAATAGAAATCAGTGATTGTCCAGGGGGCATTTGTCCTGTGCCCTGGGCCACTGATACTAGTGGTGACGACGAAGCTGTTAAACCCAAAACTCAATGGGATACTTATATCGAAAAGCATCGTGAAGTAGAGAAAGAATTGACACAAGATAATGTCAACCATCCTTCTCATTACACTGCCGGAGATATTGAGTGTATTGAAGCCATCGAAGCGCAGCTAACCAAAGAAGAATATAGAGGCTACTTAAAAGGTAACGTCGCCAAATATTTGTGGAGAGAAAAACAGAAAGGGGGTACTGAGTCCTTACAAAAGGCTCAGTGGTATTTGAATCGTTTGATCGAGCTGGATTAGTCTCGTTGCCGCCAGTCATCAGTACGTTCCTGGCTGAACCATTCCACAATGTCATCTGCACTCTTAAAACCAGTGCGGTGATTTTGTGGGTCTGGATCTCCCAGGTCCATTGCGTTCATAAAGCCGTCTAAGCTGTCGGCTTTCATTTCTGGATTGCAGGCAAGTCTTCTTGCACGGCGCATAATTTCTGCGGCTGATCGATTAGCTTTTGCTAGTTTTTCAGCCCAGATCATATCTTGCAATTTCACT